TGCGCCAGATAGCCCTGCGATTGTATTGACCAATCTCGCCAATGCTTCGAGAGATTGGGTCGCTCCAGGTCTTTCCGTCCTGGCTTCTTTCAAGCACTATCTGGGGATCAGGGACCGCGTCATTGCCAACACCTGACTCCACCGTAAGTTCCAAGCTGGGAAAGAATATAGACTGCATATTGTTCTGGAATGGCTGTGTAGCTATTCGCCTACTAATTGTATTGCCGTATTCGGTGTAAACGTCAGGAGTTAGTATCCCAACCCGTCCGTCTATAGTATCTCCGCAGAATACGCTGCCGTATGCCTTGGTTATTGATGACACTCTCAAGCTGCCAACACTCTCGTCAATAATACTTTTTCGCTCATGCCATCTTTGTGTAGTTGTGTCATACACAAGAGTTGTTGCTGGTAATGAGAAGCCAATAAAATAGGCTCCCTTCTGTGCGTATGTCCAGGCGTAGATGTTTGAGACTTGTGTTGACGTTAATCCTGTAAGTATTGAGTCAATAGCCGTTGTCGATATCTTGGTTGTGTTGTTGCCGTTCAATGCCCAGATAGCTGGTGATTCGTTCTGCCCGCCACCTACCCACATAAATGTGTCTTGTGAGTTAATCAGGGAATAAGGCGCAAAGCATCCTTTCTGCAAGAATAGACCTGTACGCTGAAATGGAAAGTCAGCACCGCCTACGTTCTGGAAGGCTTCAAACGTCTCACCGCCAGAAATGAATAGCTGATTCTTAAAAACAACCGGGGCAACAATGTCATCAGGGTCTGACTCAGCAGTACCAAAGTCTAATGCGTTGTAGCTTAGACCATCGTTCAATGCGCTAACGATAAACTTCTTGGTGTCAGTTGTTACCAGAAAGTAGCCATCAATAAACACTACAAATTGTGGTGCGCCATTTGCCGTGAAATCAACATCAGTTATCTGCGCAAATACGTCTGTTACATGATTATAGATGTAACCATTACCGCCTGGGACAAGCACCATCAACTGAGTACCGTTGTCAGCCATTGATACTCTGGTAGTCTTGGTTACTGTTCCAAGCGTGACCAGCGTGTAAGTTGTAACGGTATCAACTATTGTTTGATCTAGCCTGTAAAGAGTATCTCCATTAACAAAGTATGGCTTGCCAAACATCTCATGCGAACCGCGATTAATCTCATCAACAATACCGGAAGTTGCTACCTGATATATACCATCTGTTCCAAATAGATTCTCTTGTGATAAAGCCTGACCTTGCGCAATATTGGGATACCAGTTGGTGCATTCCTGCGCTGATATTGGCAGGGAATCGCTAACGTAGAATCCGTTGGCTATTGGCAGTTGGGTAACTGGCATTAATCTGCCCCAAAAACAATGCGAGAAACAACAAGATCATTTGTTCCTGTTGCGTTCTGGACAAAAACCTCAATGTAATCGTTTGTTGCTAAACTGACGTTAAATGAGCAACTCATATTATCCAGAATACCAGCAGCACTAATATCTGTTTCTTGCCTTGACCCGGCCAGGACTGCGCCATTTTTGGCTATATATACGGACACTTTCTGATTCGTGCCTGCACTGGTTGTAATGGTAAGAGTTGCGGTAACAAGTTTTGTGGCTGTTGTAGACCCCGTGTATGTCAGTCGGCCAGCAGTTGTGCCTGTAAAGTTTGCGAGAGTGTCAACTGTCCACGTTCCAGCGACTAAAACAGGCGTTACCGTTGCCGCTATAGTGGTTGCGGTTGCATTGGCCTGCATATAAGACTGCGCGTAATTAGTTGCCTCACTTGCAGTAAAGACGATAGTCGCGCCACTTGTGGCTACGGTTATTCCAGACCCGGCCACCAGGCTTGGGAAGGTTGGTGAGGTTGCAGTTGTATTCTGCATGATTGGCTGTCCGGTTGTATCAACCGTGAAGCTGTGCGATAACGCCACTCCATCAGTTGCAGATACATTTGCCTGTATACCTGACCCGTTTTCTATCCCACGAATGTTATTGATCGTTCCGTCTATATTCAGTATTGGCGCAGCAGTTACTGCTCCAGCTTGGGCCATGCTTCCAGTAACACCAAGACCGCTTACAAAATCAGAATAACTAATTTGATAATTTGCGTTGTTAACCCAGAAATCACAGTACGATCCTGCTGTGACTGTAGTTTTGGCGATGAAATTACTTTTCTTTCTACCTTCCGATCTATCAACCATTAGTATCGTTCTCCAAGCCTATAGCGCCTGTTGATTCTGCTAGAATTTCTGACTCTCTGTCAGGGTAGAACGCCCCGGTGAGTCCCCATCTCTGATCTTCATTACCAGAACCGATAGGTAAGGTACAAGGATTATGACTGCGACCAATCCGCTGACCTAGAAGTTTCATTGTCTGCAAGCCTTGCTGTGCCGCAACAACTAAGCCCTGGCTGATAACTCCGCCGTAATCAGGCGAAACCTCAATAGCCATGTTAGCAATTAAGCCGCGCAACGCACCTGAAGGGATAGTGACCTCATCGGCAAGATTATCTACTACCGTGTAGCCCAAGCTGACACCTGAAGCATCTAGCTGAGACATATAGTTATTCATTGCAAAGATAAAATCCTGATATTCATCAGGCTCAAGAGAACTCTCAGAAGATTGTACTAAGATTCGATTTAGTGAGGCGGTTGCAACTTGTCCGACAGTAGCCATTATTCAAACTCTACGTCAGGCTTGCGTTTCATGCCTTCAGTAATTGCGGACATTTGTTTCTTTAGCCGAGCCTTTTTTGCTTTGATTCGGTTTTCTTCTTCAGCAAAATTCTTGCCTTCCTTACCTGCGATCCTGAACAATTCATCGTCAGCGTTCCTGACTTCAATTTCAAGTTCTCTAAGTCTTTCTGCCTTATCCATCCCGGCATCTGTGTAATCAAATTCGTACCCAGCAACAATCGGCATAACAAATCCCCATTAAAAAGATGGGAGAGGACAATTCCCCTCCCATCTAGATTGGTTCCTAAACTCCAAATCCTTGGCCCGAGAAAAATGGGTTAAAGGTAGCATACGCTGGAAGTAAGTCGAAACGTACTTTCTGCGTATTAGAGTCACCATCTGAATACTTGGTAACACGGATTGACATACCATCGCTGGTAGTGGCAACCGTATCAGTAGCATACAGTTTGGGAAGTTTGACCGTTCCAAGACCAAAGGCTTGCTTAGTGTAAAACAAGTTTGGTTGGTACAGCGTGGATGCCGCACTCAAAAGAGTAACAACGTCAGTGATTACTGGAGCAGCATCAACGGTGTTGTACTGTCCGGCAGCTTCGTAGATAGCAGGGCCAGCAACAACAATATTACCAGTACCAGTTCCACTTAGCGTAACGTCAGCAACAACGACACCTGTCCAAAGCACATTTGCACCAGAAGCATCAATCATTGGTTGACGGGTTGAGACGTTAAGACGATTAACACCTGTAACCGTGACCATGTCACCAGCCTTTACGACCATACTAGCCTGGAACGCATTGACGGCAAGCGTCTGCTGCATTGTGTCTTTATGGCTCAAATATGAGACATCCGGACTCGCTGACAAAGCACCAACACGGTCTGCACCAGCACCTGATGTGAAGGTAGATAGCGAGTTTGAAGTCAAAGCAGCCATTCCACCAAAGTTAGATGAAATCTGTGCTTTTTCCCAGGCTGTTCTAACAAGACCGTCAGACGCATTAAGTCCTGACTGCGCAGAAGCCAATGAAGTGGTTGTGAAGGGGTTCATCAGGTAGTAAGTGTCATCCGACATCGGAACACCGACAGAATCCATCAAAGCACCTGCGCCTGCAACGTCACCCCAAGCATCAACGGGAGTACCGTGAGTACCGTATTTAAGAGATGAGTTCTTCAGCATATAGTCGGCAAGATCAGTTTCCAGATCGGTAACGATTCTGCGAGCCATTGGTGCAAGAATTTCATCCAACTGGTCTAGCTCAAGGGCTTCCTGAATGTTTGTCCATTCAGTCGCTACAGTGAAATAGTCCTGGACTGTGCCACTTGCTTTACCTGCAATGATGTCAGACTTCGTGGAAGCACTGATGTCACCGCCAGCGGTTCTAATGCTGTTGTAATCATGTGGACGTTTGAAATCAACTGTGCCGCCAGTGGAAGGGTTGAACCGACCAGACAGAAGTTGGGTGTTTACTGTTTTTGTGACTACGCGATTCGACTCGAATGCGTTTAGGAAGACTCGTGCAAGAGGCCTCGTAATATTGGACGATAGCGAGTTGGCCATGATAATTTTTCCTTATTCAAATGTGGCTCCTTTTGGCCCTTTTGGCTTGGGAGATATTCCCGCGCCTTGCGGCGTGTCAACAGGGTCTGGAGCCTGATTTACCTTTGGTTTAAGAGCAGCAGCCTTTGGCTTAATTTCATTGGTTATCCTGATCGCCGCCTGTATCGGTGACATACTTCTCAAGTTATCCAACTCAGTAAGATTTTGAGACAGATATTTGGTGATCAGCGGCCCGTGATCGTCTTCAATAATGAAGTTGACCAGTTCTTCCTGAATACCAAAATTGCTAACAGCAGCACCGGCCACCTGCAATTCTTCTGACTTTATACCCATCTTGGTTGCCCTTGATGCGTAATTCTCAATCTTACTGTTTTGTACCTCTTGCTGCGTTTGCCGGGCTTGTTCAGCCAACTGGTACTGCTGTTGTTGCAGATACTGTTGTTGTGCGTCATAAGCTGCGGCTTTACTAACGGCCTCATCCCTTTGGCTCAATTGCCGTCTGTACTCCTCATCGGAGATCGAAAACGGATCAGGCGCTTCAGGAACTTGCGGTCGCTCTTGTTTCGGAAGTTGAGCAATTGCATCTTCGAGCTGCTTATCTCTGGCGTCTAACTTTCGTTCTACTTCACGTAGCTTGAAAGTTTTTTTAGCCATAGCATCATCGAAGAGTTTCTGCTGGTCTTCGTCATACTTAACTGGTTTCTTTTGGGTTTCCCCAGCATCTGTAGATGAGTCAGAATCCTGTTCGCCTTCATAACTGGCTTCGGGATCTTCAGTTTCTACCGTTTCTTCGATTTCGATAGGATCAGTATCAATTTCTTCAACAGCTTCACCTGGTTGCATCTCGCTCATAACTTTGCCCTTAAAGGTATATTGCCGTGAATAAGGTCACGTACCTGTGCTAAGTGTAACACTGTGTT